ATACTATATTTAGCAGTGTACGGATCTATACCTGGCTTTGGTAACGTAGACTACGGGCTGTATGTATCTGACTCTATCGAAAATGGTGTTAAGAAAATGCGCTACAGGCTAGAAAGACGTTGCATGTACAGTGAGTTTCTAAAAACATATCTACATTCGTTTAGATTTACAGACATACGTTGGTACTTTAAAAACAAACAAGGTAAAGAATTAGTTGTAACAGGACACGGTGCTAAAACAGGAGTGCGTGGAACAGTAGAGCTAAACACGAGACCACAGTTAGCTATGTTAGATGACTTACTGTCTGATGATGACGCTCGTTCGCCCACTATTATTGAGAGCGTAGAGAATACAGTATACTCTGCAATTGACTATGCGTTGCATCCAAAAAAACGTAAAGTAATCTGGTCAGGTACTCCCTTTAATGCTAAAGACCCTTTATACAAAGCAGTAGAGTCAGGCGTATGGCATGTATCGGTATACCCAGTATGTGAAGAGTTTCCTGTTGAGCGTGAACATTTTAAAGGTGCATGGGAAGATCGATTTAACTATGACTACGTAATGGACCAGTATGAAAAGTCTAAAGGTGCTGGCAAGCTAGACAGTTTTAACCAAGAATTAATGCTCCGTATTATGTCTGAAGAAGAACGTTTAATACAAGATAGCGATATTACCTGGTACAAGCATGCTAATGTAAAACAAAATATGGGAGCATTTAACTTCTATATTACAACTGACTTTGCAACCAGTGCTAGAGAAAGTGCAGACTACAGCACAATTAACGTATGGGCATATAACAATAATGGAGATTGGCTCTGGGTAGATGGGTTTTGTAAGCGTGCATTGATGGATGAGACAATGGATGCGTTATTTGAGTTAGCTCAAAAGTACAGTCCACAAGAAGTAGGTATTGAGGTGACAGGGCAGCAGGGGGGTTTTATAGCTTGGATACAAAACGAGCAGATGAACCGTAATATTTACTTTACGCTTGCATCAGGTAAGGGTAGGTCGTCACCAGGTATTAGACCTAATAAAGATAAGATGAGTCGATTTCAGCAATTAGCACTACCTTTATTTAAAGCAGGTAAGTTGTGGTTTCCTGAAGAATTAAAAGAATCTGATGAATTAGCAGAGATGTTAGCAGAGATCTCACTTGCTACTTATAAAGGTTTTAAATCTAAACATGATGACCAGCTTGATAACATATCAATGTTAGGAGAATTTAATGCTTGGAAACCAAGTGAAGTATCCACAGGTCAACAAGATGGATCAATGTTATGGGACGATGAAGAACCAGAGTCTTATGGTAGTAGTTCTTATTTTGTTTAAAGGGTTTACATAAATATTCTATAGTGGTATGATGGGACAAAACCACTTTAGGAACTCACATGTACGTTTCTGACTATTTGTCCCATATTGTAAAAGGTGAAGTCAAACAATTATATGTAAGCGATATTGGGACGACAAGTCCTAATACTGTACAACAAGCAAACATTGATACGCTTATAAGCTATCTTAATGAAGCTAACTTAGAATTACACAAACATTTCGGTTTATTACAGAAAGAACTTGTTTTAACTGATGTTACGAATAACTCACTCCATAATGTCCCACTAGATTTTTTATATGCAATCAGTGCACAGTATGATGATGGAACAGAAGTTTCAATTAACAATGAAAGAGCTAACTACGTAGACAAAGTAGATGAGAATGTTTCAATACTTTTTCCAGCACCTTTTAAAATTCTAGTTAAAGGTACTGATGTATCTTTAAAGAGAGATGATATCAGTATAGTTTACGTTGCGGTCCCTGCAACTGTAGCTAAAACAACAGACTTTATTGATTTGCCTCAAGTATATAATGAAGCCATTTATAATTACATGGCATACAAAGCGCATGTTTCTGTTAAAGGTGATATGAAAGAAGAGAACAATACTTATTATTTACGTTATCAAGAAAGCTTAAGAAATATTAGATTACTTGGTATGGTTAACTCTGATAACTTAGATAGCAATGTTAAATTAACAGATAGAGGATTTGTATAATGGCAAATTATCACTCGTTTTCACCAAACACAGTAGAAGCAAATCAAATTGATTACTATGATACGATTGAGTTAGTATCTGGAGATAATCAACCAGAATTAACTATTATATTAAAAGACAGTAACACAGCATTATCAGGGCAAACGTTAGATGCTGCAAACCACGCAACATGGGCACTTATCAATCTAACAAATGCTAGCTCTGTAGTTATGAAGTTTAGAAAAGCTGAAACAACAACTATATTAGAAACAATTACGTGCTCTATAGTAAGTCCTCCTACTAACGGTAAAGTTATTATGACTTGGGGTTCTACAACATTAAATGGAGCAAGTGGAGTATACGAAGGTGAAATTACAGTTACATACAGTAACGGTAATATAACTACAGTCAGAGACTTATTAAAATTTGATGTGAGGGCAGGCTTCTAAAATGGACATAGATGCTAGAGCTGTTGTAACCTTAGTTAAACCCGAAGCTACAGTATCTCACACTTCATTAAAAAGTACGATATCAACTGTCAGAATGGAGAGTATTGCTACTCTTGCTGACGGATCATTAAATAAATGGATAGAAGATAGTGTTCCTCTTAGTGAGGTTTACCTTAGTGTTTACACAAAACCGTTTACTGAAAGTTTATCAATATCTGAAGTATATGGTTGGAATTTACAGAAAACTCCTACTGAATCTTTAAGTATAGCAGAAACGTTTGCTAAAGTTGTTTCTTGGCAACGAGACTTTAGTGATGCATTTACATTAGATGATGCAGCTACTATTGATAAAGATTACTACGGTAATAAAGGTAATGTATTCCAGATATTAGATATACTAAACATTGAAATGGGTCGAGGATTTACTGATTCATATACAGTTGGAGACGTAGTAGCTATTGCTATGGCATATAATAGAACTCCAAACGAAACGTTAAGCACGGGGGATGTGCCAGTTATTAATAACCGATCAGGTGCATTAATGAATGGGACTTTTTTTAATAATATAACCTTAAACTAGGAGATTAGTAATGGTTAATGAAAACTTAAAACTAACAGGTGCATTAACGATTGCACTGAATGATGAGGTTGTACATGAAGTAGATAACCTCGTTGTAACAGCAGGAAAAAATTTTGTTGCGTCACGTATGAAAGATACAACAAAAGCAGCAATGACACACATGGCAGTAGGAACAGGTACAACAACAGCTGCTGCGTCACAAACTGCTTTAGTTACTGAAAATGACAGAAACACTTTAACATCAACAACAGTAACTGCTAACGCAATAGCATATGTATGTACTTGGGCTGCAGGTGATGCAACTGCTGCACTAACAGAAGCTGGTATTTTTAATGCATCATCAGGTGGTGACATGCTTTGTAGAACAGTATTTTCTGTAGTTAACAAAGCTTCAGCAGATAGCATGACTATTACCTGGACTGTAACAGTGAGTTAATATGGGAATTAAATTTAGTAATAATGCGTCTGCTTCATTAGATGGTGCAATTACAAATTCAGCAACATCGATTACACTTGATGATGTGACAGAGTTTCCTACGTTAGGAGCAGCTGATTATGCATTTTTAACTCTATCTAATTCAGCAGCAACAAAAATTGAAGTAATTAAAGTAACCGCAATAAACACAGGTACTAAAGTATTAACTGCTGTAAGAGCGCAAGACAATACGTCAGCTCAAGCATTTGATGACGGTGATAAATGTGATTTAAGGTTAACAGCTGGAGCACTAGAAGCTAAGTTAGCTGAAGCTGAACCTGATGGAGTTCCCATGGCTATTGCATTAGGATAGGAGTAAATAAATGGCTAACACGTTCAAACTAAAAACTAAAGCGGCAATAGATGCTTCTTTAGTTACTGTATACACAGTGCCCACTGTAGAAGCAGCAGTAATTATTGGGTTAACAATATCTAATATTAAAGGTTCAGCCGTTACAGCTGATGTACAAGTTGTAACAGCTTCTTCATCTGGAGAAAATGCAGATGACGTTTATATTGCTAAAGACATTCCACTGCCTACAGGTTCTTCAGTAGAAATTATGGCAGGTAATAAAATTGTTCTTCAATCAGGCGATATAATTAAAGTAAAAGCGTCAGTAGTAGATGGGGTAGATGCTTTATTAAGTGTAATGGAAATAACATAAGGAGATATTATGGGTTATGGAAAAATGCCAAAGGCACCAGCTAAAAAAAGACCAGCACGTCCAAGTAGAAGAGGTAGATAATGGCAAAAACACCAGCATGGACAAGAAAAGAAGGTAAAAATCCTAAAGGTGGACTTAATGCAAAAGGTAGAGCTAGTGCAAAAGCACAAGGATCTAATTTAAAAGCACCTGTTAAATCAGGAACTAATCCTAGAAGAGTATCATTTGCAGCTAGATTTGCAGGAATGAAAGGACCTATGAAAGATTCT